AAGGAGAACATTTCGTTAAGTATAGAAACGACGGCCCAGAACGAGTAGGGCATACAATACTATATGATAAAGGTGTAGAATTAAGCAGAACGGAAATATTTAGCATTCTGCATGCAGATATGATTACAACAAAGAATCATATTCCTAATTCATTAAAATATATGAAGCCAGGTGTTGTAGTTGCTGCAACTCGTATTGAGCCACCATTACACCCACCGGGACCGGAAAAACATGTAAGAGCATTTGGATTTGAGCCCGAAGAGTTCGAACGTGATGCATTTTTGAAAGATGTGGAGGTTCTTGAACTAGAAAATGCAGATAAGCACACAAACGGGATCTTTGCCCCATGGATGATGTTCAAATCTGACTTTGAAGCAATTGGGGGACATGATCCTTTATTTGCACCAATGGAATTAGAAGATTCTGACATTTTTAATAGAATGCATTTAGCTGGGTATGAATTGATTCAAAGCCGCGATGCATTTGTATATCATATGACGTGTAGAGGAAGTAGATTCAAAGATGGAATTGAAATCGAAGCAGAGATTCCATTACCTGATGGTACAATTTGGTATAAACCTAAAGACTCGGAAGAATATAAAGCATTAAGAGCAATTAAATTTAGAGAATGGTGGAGAAAATGGGGACAAAATGTTCTTCATGATGAATTGATGATGCCAAAGGTATTGCCAAAATATAATATAGCAATTCGAGTAGAAAATTGTTCACAAGATTTACTTCGTTTATTAGAGCCATGGTGCGATAGAATATATTCAGATACAGAATGGATGAAGTATATTACGTTAGAACAACCAAATACGAAATTTGATTTAAGAAAACGGTGTCATGATTTAACTGATCTAAATCGTTATGATTATGATGATATCATAGTTGAAATAAATGGTAATAGATTTACTCAACAAGATTATAATGTTATAGAAAATTTATCAGCTATTATACAAGATTCGGGAGAACCTGGATTGTTTCAATTAGGCAATTTAAAGATAACAATTGTTTCTATTATAGATCGAAAAAACGAACTCATTATTTGCAAGTAATCTCCATTGTATACATATTTATACAAAAAAAGGAGAGAACAATGAAGTTTAATGAAATTTTTAAAAATTCAAATGATTACAATGAAAAAACAATCATTGGATTCATGTCATTTGCAGTTATGACACTTGCAATGGTCGTTGATTTAGTAACTGGTTACTTTGGTAATGAGTTGAAATTGAATGAGTACATTTACAATTCTTTTGTAGTTGTAACTTTAGGTAGTTTAGGTATTGCAGGTTTAGAAAAATTTGCAGGTAAAGGAAAAGATACTACTACTGAGGAGGAATAATGAGTTTAAAAAGTTTACAAGAAAAAATTGGTGTTACTGCAGATGGAGCATTTGGTCCTGGCACTATGAAAAAGGCTATGGAGTTCTATAAATTGACTCCAGTTCGCGCAGCACACTTCTTTGCTCAAACCGCTCACGAAACGGGAGGGTTCAAAGCATTTTCAGAAAATTTAAATTATTCAGCACAAGGTCTTCAAGGCATCTTTGGAAAATACTTTCCTGGAACATTAGAAGAGTCGTATGCGCGGCAACCAGAAAAGATTGCCAACCGAGTGTATGCAAGCCGAATGGGGAATGGCGATGAAGCATCAGGGGATGGTTGGAAGTATCGGGGCCGAGGTGCATTACAACTCACAGGAAAATCGAATTACGCAGCATTTGCAGAATATCTTAAAAAACCAGAAATTTTAGATACACCAGATCTAGTTGCAACAACATATGCATTTGAGTCAGCCATGTTCTTTTTTGATCGCAACAAACTTTGGTCTATTTGTGACCAAGGAGTTAATGATGCTGCAATCTTAGCATTGACAAAAAGAATCAATGGCGGTACGCATGGTTTAGAAGATAGAAATACTAAAACTAAAAAATATTACGAATACGTGAAATAATTATGGCATATACAAGAGAACAAATCGAAACAGCTGTTAAAGCCAAGGGATATGCTTGGTTTGAAGGCGCAAAAGACTTCGACGTTAATATTGTTGGAGTTAGAAATTCAGATACCGGAAACAAAGTTACCAATGTATTTGATGATACCATGACTGTATCGTATAAAGAAGGCGGCGAATGGAAATTTGCTTCATGGGCTTGTACAACAGATCCTGGAACAAAAGGTGTTAAACAATATCATAATGCTGCAGGCGTAGCTCGTTTAGTAGAAGGACAATATAGAGGTTCTCATACTTTAGGATTGCACCAAGGTAAATATGAAGCACTTAAACAACAAAAACCAGTTAAGGTTTATCGTGATGCAAATCGTGATATGACTTATGACGAGACTAAAATTGCTGAGGGAGTATTTGGAATCAATATTCACAAAGCAGGCGCAGATTCAACATATGTTGAGAATTGGAGCGAAGGATGCCAAGTATTCAAGAAGTCGGCTGACTTTGATGCATTTATGGCAATTTGTCGTAAAGCTGCTGCCATCCATGGTAAATCATTTACTTATACATTAATTGAATCAGTGGATATCAAATAATGAAAACAACTACATTAGCAGCTGTAGGCATATATTCAGCAGGTACAATTATGGCATTCATATGCTCTTATTTTTTCAACTTGGCAATGACTAATTCAGATCAGTATTTAGCATTGGTTGGGGTAATAATGGCTGATGGATTCTTTGGAGTAATTGCTGGTACTAAACGAGAAGGCTTCCAAACATTCAAAGCACTTAAAGTTCTAAGAACTTTAGTTACCTGGATTGTTCTTCTTACGGTGTTGTTGATGGTTGAAAAAGGATTTAAAGGGACTAGTTGGCTGAGTGAAACCGTTCTAGTCCCTTTTATCATATTCCAATTAATTAGTGCATTAAAAAATGCATCAATGGCAGGATTCATTCAAATGGAAGCATTGAATGCAATTCTAGACAAAGTAGATCTACATAAAGGCGATCGTAAATAATTTGGATATCATCTTAATATTCCTTATTATTTATTATGAACTATAAACATATCGCTGCATCTTTCTTTTTATTTTTATTCGGGCAAATTATAGTATGGGTTCAAGTTAATGGACCTTTGATTTGGCAATGGGCGAAAGACTATCGATATTTGTTGATGGTATTAGGTATTCCTATTACATGGTTATTTATGGAAGCAACTAAATTTTCAGTTTCGGGTTTTGAAAATCTATTTTGGCCCGGGCGCTTTATGTCATTTACTGCAGGAATATTCATATTTACGATTATGACATATATGTTTCGAGAAGAAGCAATCAATACAAAAACTGCAATATCTTTAACGTTAGCATTCTCTCTTATTTTAGTACAGCTATTTTGGAAATAATGATATTTATAATAGATGCTAAAAGAATATCAGACACAAAACTCGTTAAATCCAAATATTTGGGATGAATTTCATCTTAAAAAAAATCTACAAGAAAAATTTATTCAAATTGCAGAACATTTTTATGAATTTCTAGAAATATCGGCACCGATACTAGATATCATATTAATTGGTAGTAATGCTAACTACAATTGGACAAAATATAGTGATATCGATTTACATGTTGTTATAAACTATTTAGAAGTTGGAGATAATTTGCATTTAGTAGAACAATATCTTCATGCAAAGAAAAGCATATGGAATACAAATTATCCTTTAAAATATAAAGGAATGAACATTGAATTGTATGCTCAAGATTCAAATGATGAATTACATTCTTCAGTTGGTATTTATTCATTATTACATAAAAAATGGATACGAAAACCTTCAGCTGATGTGATATCAATTGATGATTCTGATATTGATCATAAAGCAGCACCGTATGAATATGAAATCAATTCGCTAAAATCAGATGACCCCGATTTAGATTATAAAATAAAAGATATTTTACAACGATTAAGAAACTTAAGAGCTACGGGTTTAGAAGTAGCCGGCGAATATTCTATAGAAAATTTAGCATACAAACAAATACGTAATAAAGGTTATTTGTCTAAATTAAAAGAATTATTGCATAAATCAACATATGGTAAACTAGAAATTGATGAATCTGTATCTGATTCATTAGCCAAACATATTACTAAAGAACGAATATTAACTAATGAAGATTGGTCTAATATAATAATAAAAACGCACGGCGTTCATGATGCAATGGGTCAATGGAAACATCCCGGCCGATGTACTATGATTCCTAGCAATCAAATAACTATGAAACGTGTGCCATACGACGTATTAGGTATCGATGATACGGGACATATGAAATTAATGAAGCCAGAACAATCATATACATTTCCAGGTTCTAAAGTATTTGAAATACCTAGAACGCCACAATGGCAAACATTAATGATTCAATTGGCAAACAAAATTAGAAATGGAGCTCGATATGTCTAAAGGATTAGGAAGTGATATTAAAAAGATCACTGAAGCTACAGGTTTAGATCAATTAGCAAAACAAATTGCAAAAATATTAAATGAAGATTGTGGGTGTGATGACCGCGCAGAATGGCTTGATGAAAAAACTAAGAATTGGCCTATTTATAAAAAAAGGAATATGAATGGCGGTAATAAATAAAACAGGTATTACAAACGGCGGCACAGTACAAGCTGAACATATAACTCGAGCTATTGATGCTTTGAGTAGCGTAGGAACTGATACTATCATAGCAACCGGATCTTTTAGCGGATCATTGACTGGTATTGCTACAACTGCATCTAACGTAGCTGTTACAGATACAACAACCGGCACCGGGCCTTACTATGTTATGTTTGCTGACGGTACTACCGGCAACAGAGCAGTCCGAGTAGATTCAGCAGCATTAACATTTAATGCTACAACAAATGTATTAGGAACAACAGCTTCATTTTCTAGTACTGCTTCATTTGTTAATTCATTAAACCAAAATGTAGCAATTACAGGTTCTGCAAGAATTACTGGCAGTTTGGGTGTAACTGGCAGTTTAGGATTAAATGGCGCTATAGCAGGAAACATAACTGGGTCTAGTACATTGATAATGAATTTAAGTACAATTGGATCAAGTGGTACTTTTATATTGCCAACCACTGCACCTAGTGCGCCAATTCGCGGCAGTGTTTATTGGGACTTTACTAATAGATATTTATATATATATGATGGTTCAAGTTGGTACCGTTCACTGTTTGAGTCAGCAGGAGGATAGATATGAGAAAATTAAATGAATGTGATTGCGGTTGCGGAGGCGATGGTGGTTGCAATGATAATGATAGCAATTACATGTTTTTTGGCAATTTAAAAATCATTAAAAAATATGTAGATGCAATGTTGGAAATGAATCCAGATCAAGTTCAAGAAATACTAAGTAATGGACATGATTGGGCTGCAGATCATATTGCAACATCAAAAGATGATGTACAAGAAGTTGGCGATTTCTTAATGAATGAAATGCACCATGATGACAAAATGGATTCATATAACATGCAACAACCTCAATTTGTTCCAACGGGCTTCAAGAATCATTTAAAACAATTAATGCCTGAGCGTATTGAAAAAACAGAATCGGGTTATTTTGCTACTACTGAAACAGGACGTAGATTATCTAAACAGCCTAAATCTAAAAAAGCTGCATTAGCACAATTGGCAGCAGTTGAAATATCAAAACATAGGAAATAAATGTTTTCGAAAATAGTTACAAGTATTAATGAGTTTGGAAAAACCAAATTAGCTCCATCTAAAGTTTGCGATGGTGTAGGTATTTTTGCAATTGTAGAAATTCCTAAGAATTTTATTTTATTTCAAGATGTATCTGCAGATACGATACATATTCCATTTACTGAAATATATGATAATGCTGTGAAAAAACATCTTGCATCCATATGTATTTCTGATTCGGTTGGAATTTATCTTTCTAGAACATATAATAATATTAATATGTCTTACTATGTTAATCATTCAGAAACGCCAAACATTTATTATGATTGGAATTTAGATGAATTTGTAACATTGCGAGACATACTTCCGGGTGAAGAATTAACATGTTTATATAATAAAAAAGAAATAGATTGGCTTACTTAAACGCAAACATTCCAACAATTACATGTTTCATACGAAATGAATTCATGTTTAATCATCAACAAGGTAAAGGTGAATTTACTGCTGCCGATGTGCACGCAGTTGCGTCTATACAAAAACGAACTCCGCTATTTGAAGCATTCTTAGAAAATGGTGTCAATTGGACTAGAAGACCAATACATGCATTCTGTTGGAAGAAGGATGCTGAAACATTGCCGTTAACGGAACATGTATATTGGGATTGTTTTTCATCATACATCGATGTACAAATGAGAGAACGAATGGCAGGACTTCGTGCAGATTTAATTTCAATCACCGGAGTTAAACGTCAAGGTGTGTATATGTTTACATTGGATTGGTCTCATGAAAATCGAAACGTGTTAGATACAAACTTTTCAGAAACACCAGAACATAAATGCGGTCATGTATTTAAAATGGATAATGGCAATTACTTTATTTATCCTAACAACAGAATCATATGGATGGATAATGCTTGGACATACAAAAGAATAGATAAAAATCCAGGATATAAAATTGATATGACAGTATACAGTGTTGAAGGCAAAGGCGGCTTTGAAACTGATTATTCATATATGACTGAGTTCAAACAAGATAATACTAAAAAGTAATATTTATTAATATGAAACTATACAATTTATTATTTGAATCCAAACAAACTAACGATAAGTTTGAGGAATTTGCAGAAGTCCGCGGAAAAGGAGCTGCTAAGATAGCTTCAACTGCTGAAGAAAAAGGTGGTCTTGCACTATTAACATGGCACCATTTCAAAGTGAAAGCTGCATATTATAAACGAGCTACTGCAGGTAATTTTGATGTCGATTCTGCAAAAAAGGAATTTGCTGAAACTCTTAAAAAGATTTCATTGAATATGACACCAATTGAATTTCAACGCGAAGTAGGCCGGTTAGAAGTATTAGGTGAATTGATTATACGAGATCAAAAAGGTAAATAATGATACATTTAAAATCGTTATTATCTGAATCATTAGTAGATGACCCCGAATTCCGCGAAAAAGTAAAAGAATGGGAAGGTAAAGTAACTGATGAAAACGGCCTTCATGTGACATATGATGATGCAACGATGCGTCCAGTAAAATCTCCTAAACAAGTACAAGGAGTTGTTACAATTGGTTATGGCACAACGAAATCTATATATCCGCAACTTAAACCCGGGATGAAGATTTCAGAAAAACAAGCTGAATCGTTATTAACAAAAGGCATACAAAAAATTGAAAGCGATGTTAGGCGCCGTATGTCAAAATATGATTTATATCCTAAATACATTCAAATGGCAATTATGAATGCATCATATCGTGGAGATTTAGGTCCAGCAACAATCAAATTGATTAATTCAGGACAATGGAATAAAGTTTCAAAAGAATATTTAAATCACCCGAACTATATCAATCCAGGTAATCTTCGAGGCGTAGTTATCAGAATGAAATCTAATGCAGATGCATTTGATAGATATGCACAAGAATTAAAAAATAAAAAATCTGCAGATGATTACGGCTATGGCGAACAATACATGACAATCGGAAAAACATTGTATCCTAGAAAAACATCAAAACACGATTATGCTAACGTACGAAATGAGCCTACTATTAATAATGGTATTGTTAATAACATCATTGCAACTATAGAATGGCCAAATCCAGTAGGCGTTGCAAAGAAAAAGAAAACGGATAATCGAATGATGACTTGGTATTATGTTGAATTACCAAAGAACATAAGTTTATTACACGATCATGGTTGGGTTCGCTTCGATGCGGTTACTATAGATAAAAATGCTAAATTTGTATAAATTTGGATATTTATCTAAATTTTAATATAATAAGTTATGAATCATAATTTTATAGAACGTTTGTTTATTGAATCTATCAATGTTATGGCTACTGATAAATGGGAATGGCCTGAGCATTGGGATACAGAGCGACGCTTAAAATTTTTAAATGAGTCATTACGATTTGCAGAAGCCCGAGAATTGTTTGAACAATGTGCAATTATTAGAGATGTCAAAGAAAATTTACACGAAGTCTAATAGAGGCCCGCACGAAATAATTCTATTCAATGATGATCGAATAACATTTGATCATGTTGTAGATTGTTTGATGTCATACTGTGATTATAATGAGTTGCAAGCATATCAATGTGCAATCATTGTAGATACTGCAGGTCAATGCTCAATATATACAGATACATATGATGAATGTATTCAAGTTAGTGCATTATTAAATAGATCTAATTTAAAAACGATAGTTAAAAAATATAAAAAGAAATGATTGCATTTTTTATTAAAATTCAGATAGGCATACTTCATGCGGCATATCATAGAAACATGAAAAAAGCCGATGATGCTAGGTCTAAACAAGATATAGTTGCATTCAAAAAGTATATTTATCAAGCTGAAGATGCTTGGCGTAAAATAGTTATATTAACAAATAAAATAAAAACAAATGGGTAGAAAATCTGCACACACAGGAGAATCTCCGAAAGATCGTTCAATCAACATAATGGACAAATTCATATCAAAAAATATGAATCGCGAAAAACATCAACCATTTAAATCAGCTCGTCGCAAAGATCCAGACATTCCAATTCATATGTGGCCTTTGAAAGATCAAATTGAATATTGGGATAATCGTACGGATGCAGATCGATTTGATGATAAATATCCGGTGTATTCATTTTGGATTTCAGATGTGCAAGCATTATCAAAAGTTCATTCATCATTTTTCAATAATAAGGCTATTAAATTAAAAACTTTGTTGCAGGAAATGTATGATGAAAAAACTATGCCCAAAGATGCAGTAGCAGTTCTTCGCAAGCACGGAGTATATTAATGGAAGACAAACAATATAAGTATGTATATGGGATTGGTAAAACGGCCTTAGATATCCCAGAAAGTGAAATTCGTTATGCAATGGACAATACAAAATCCAATGCAGAAGCAGCACGCTTTCTCAAAGTATCGTTTACTACTTATAAGAAGTATGCTCGTATGTATACAGACCGAGACTCTGGTAAGACATTGTATGAGCTACATAAAAATCAATTTGGAGTAGGTATTCCTAAGGATGTACAAAAAGCATCAAAGGGTATCTACTCCATTGATAATATTTTAACGGGTAAGCATCCTAATTATCCATCATGGAAGCTTCGCAATCGTTTATTAGCATTAGGAGTATTCAAAGAAGAATGTTCTAGTTGCGGTTATGATGAACGTAGGATAACTGATGATACCGTTCCAGTATTGTTAGATCATATTGATGGAGATGAAACCAATCATCAATTGGAAAACTTGCAAATGCTTTGTTTGAATTGTTACTATCAGCAAACAGGTAACCCTTACAATCAAGAAAAAGAAAAGTATTGGAATTACAATTTGCTTGAATGATATTTATTAATATGATATCTTTGAAAAAAATGATTGTAGAAGGACGATATGATAGTTTAGTTACTACACTATCTCGTAGATTGCTTCAAGTAATTAAATATAGTTACGAATCTGTCAAAGAACCAAAGGGTCGTTTTGCTGATGAAAAGATTTATTTCAAACAAGGCGAAACAATTCCTAACATTCAAGATACTGCGTTTAAACCTATATGGTTTGAAGAGGTGGAGAATGCAGATATTCCATTGGATTTTTATTTAGAACTAAAAGTGCAATGGATTGAAGGATTCAATGATTTACATATTGGCGGCGATGCTTTCAATGAAACTAAACGTGGCGTTGCTGACGTAGCTCCATTAATTGAAATTCGTTTGAAATTAGATCCAGCTGAATATCCAAATGTATTATCCGAGATAGCAATGGATCTTCGTGACACACTTCGTCATGAAATTGAACATATTACGCAAAGCGGTTGGAATACAATAGATTCAAAATATATTCCTTCAGACCAAGCAATGCGTAATAAAATTGAATCAGGCAAACTACCGCCAGCTCGATACTTTACATTGCCAAAAGAAATCGATGCAATGATTCAAGGATTATATTTACGAGCCAAAAAGACACGTACAC